AATGATGGGTTATATGAACCTGGAGAACTTACTTTACAGGGATCAGAACCTACAGATGATATGGGAATCTATAAGATTTCCCCATTTAAAGCCTATGTTAATGGGTATCAAATTGAAATTAATTCTCCAACATATTTGGAGTTTGATAAACCAAGAGAAACTAAAGAGTTTTTAGATCAACAATTAGCATATAATTCTGGTCCTACACTAGCAATAAACAGAGTGTATGGATATCCTACTTTAGGAATTCAAACTAATTTTTACGTTACTCTTAGAGACACAAGAGTAGGATCAGCCCAATCAGTAGCTTCAGGAAAAGAGATTGGTGTTGCTAGAGTTTATGACTACGAACTGGAAGACGGTTCATATGATACTTCCAATCTAGATGTAAATACTTGGGATCTTACATTGTATGATGTAAGACCTTATGTTGAATTTGAACTGAATGCGCCAGTAACATTAACAACACCTATTCATATTAGAGGAAAAGCTACTGGATCAACAGCACACTTAAGATTTGATGTTAATAATTCGGGTATTGCTACCGCCTATGATGTGAGAGGTAGATTTAATGTAGGTGAAAAATTAATCTTTAATGGTGTAGAAGATAATACAAGAGTTGTAAAAGATGCAACTGAATTTGGTATTAGTAAAGTAAGATCAGTTCATGGTCAAAATGCTAATGGAACTTATTTTAATGCTGATACAGTACTTGATGCTTCTGAGGATATCCCAGAACCAGGTTTAAATGTAAATATAACTGCAGCAAGTGGTAGTATTTCAACCGTAAGTGTTGCAAACTTCAATTTAGATAAAGTATTTGATGTTGGTGATCTGGTATCGTATACAAATAATTTAGATCCAGAGATTGTAACTTACAATAGAGTTACGCAGGTAGCTGCAACTAACATGAGGATTGAGCCAATCACCTCAGTTACAGGTATTTGTGCTGGTGGTCTTCCAACTTCTACAATACAAGCTACAGATTTCCAGAAAATCGAGGCAGAAATTGAAACCTCGGACGATAACACTCTTTTCACAGAATTTCCAAAAGATGTTGTTGCGAATGTAGATCTTGAAGACTCTATTATTGTCGTTAGAAAAACATTTGACGTAACTATTACTGATAAACAAACTAACGCTATACAATCTGGAGATGATTTCACTTTCCTCCCATTTACTGCGGGAAGATATATCTTAACAAGAGATGATGGTACTCTCGAAGAACTAACTTCAGATAAGATGAACTTTAATGGGTCATCTACTCAACTTACCATAAAAGGTCTTGGAACTAATACTTCAGGCGTTCTTGTTGCAACTTTAAATAAATCTAATAACACATCTAAAGTAAAGATAAGAAACAGAATTGGATCTCTTATCATTGATAAATCAAAACTTGTTCAGTCTGGTGTTGGTGGAACAACATTAAATGATGGATTAGAATATGGAAGATATCCATATGGTACTAGAGTACAAGATAGAGAAATCTCTTTAATGAGACCCGATGTTATTGAGATTTTGGGAATTTTTGAGTCTGATAATACTCAAGAACCAGATGTTAAGAGAATGGAGTTCACTGAATTATCTGGACCAACTCAATCTGTAGATGATTTAGTTATTGGGGAAAGATTTGAGGGTGCAACTAGTGAAGCAATAGGCATTATTGTTGAGAAAATTAATGATACTACTATTGGTTTCATACCTGCAAATGATGATGCATTTGATGAAGCTAATGAGACAATTACATTTAAAGAGTCTCAAGTAACTGGTAAATTTGTAAAAGAAACTGGTGCAGATTTAAATATAACAAGTAAGTTTGATCTAGCAGATGGTTTTGAAGATACAATCTATGATTATGCTAGGATTGTAAGGAATAAAGATGCTAAAGAACCAAAGAGAAAATTAAAAATTATATATGAGTATTGTACTTATGATGCTGCAGATACTGGAGACATTACAACAGTAAACTCTTATTCTAACTTTGATTATAAGGATATTCCAGAGACTGGAGATCTTCCTCACAGTGATATTATTGATATCAGACCAAGAGTTGATTTTTATACTGTAACAGAAGGTGCTAGATCACCATTTGAATTCTTTGGTAGATCTTTTGATGGTGATGGAAACTCTGCTGATTTTATTCTTGCATCAGATGAGACTATTACACTCGATTATTCAATTTATTTGGGTAGAGTTGATAAAATCTTCTTAGACGAAGCGGGAGTGTTCCATAACGTAGAAGGTCCTGCTTCAGAAAATCCTGCACCTCCAGCAGGAAAAGATGACTCTATCGAAGTCGCTCAAATTATTCTTCCTGCGTTCCTTGAAGATATAGAGGATGCTAGTGTCGAATTAGCGGATCACAAACGCTATACGATGGATGATATTGGAGACCTTGAAGACCGTATCAAACACCTTGAGTATTACACATCTCTAAATCTTCTTGAGCAGAGCACTGCTAATATGAAGGTAACTGATGGTAATGGTCTTGATAGATTTAAGTCTGGTTTCTTTGTTGATGATTTTTCTGATGCAGAAAATCAATTAAAGATAACAAATCTTAAAAACTCTGTAGATACTGAAGAAGGTGAATTAAGAGCGGCTCCATATACTACTCAAATTGACTTAGAGTTAGGTACATTCAATGCTTTAGGTATTGGAACTGACGTTGTTGATTCTGTTAGTGTTGATGCAGAATTTGATGACAATCTTATTGGAGAAAATGTTAGACAAACTGGTAGAGTTATTACTCTTGATTATGATGAACAAATTGAAATTCATCAACCATATGCAACTCAGAGTGTTCCAGTTAATACTATCGTTGATATATTCTATGAAGGTGAACTAGAACTTCAACCAGATTCTGATGCTTGGGTGCGTCAAAACTTAGGTGGAAGAAGAGTACGCGATGGAAGAGGTAAGTATTGGTTTACTAAGAGACAGTGGAGAAAGATGAGATGGCATCCCAACTGGGGTTGGGGTGGAGTTATCTGGAAAGATTGGAGACATCATTGGAGAGGATCTCTTCCTAAGGGAGGTCGCCGTCGCGGTGGAGAATATAGTGGTCGTACTCCTGGCCGTAGAAAGAGAAGAAGAAGAAGAAAAATTAGAGCGGTTGGAGGAAGATTCAGGCGGAAACGTAGACTGAAGATTAATAGAAGAAGAAAGCATAGATTTAAAGTTAAGAGATCCGGTCCTAGAAGAAAGGGTTGGGGTAAGAGAACTATTAGACGTAGATTCTGGGCGAGGAGAGTTCGTGTTGGTAGACGTTTCGTAGCTGTAGCTGTCCGTAAGTGGATGCGGATGAGGAACATCCAATTTAAAGCGAAGAAAATGAAACCCAATACAAGAGTATGGGCTTTCTTTGATGGTGTTCCTGTAATGAAAACTATTACACCTAAACTCATCGAAGTTAAGATGATTAAGGGAACGTTCCAAGTTGGTGAGCGTGTAACAAGTGCAAGAAGAAGACGATTCCGTAGAAGAGGAATTATTTCGCAAAAAATAAGAAAGAGAAGAATCAGAGTCAGAGCTGTTAGAGGATGGCGCTGGGCAATGAGATTCTCTGGACGTGTTTGCCCTATTAATCATAAAGAAGGTCCATTTACAAACCCATTAAAAGTATACGCTCAGAACCCATATACAAGAACGGCGATGCCTACAAGTTATGCATCTAACTCTTCAGTTCTGAATATCGATACTTTCATTATGTCCCTAAAACAAAGGGGTAGATACTGGGGATTTATTAACCGTAAGATGCGTCTAAAAGGACGCAAGAGTAAGGCAGTTTGTAGAGTTGTTAATAAACGACTCGTCACAGACGCTCAGGGTACTGTTGCAGGTTCATTCTTCCTTCCTGCAGCAGATGGTGTGAGGAAGAGAAAATTTGGTTATGCATTTACTACTGGTAAAAAGACCATGAGATTGGTTGACTCTAAAACCAACTCAGAGGATCAAAAAGAAATTACCACAATGGCTGAGGATGAATTCACATGTGCAGGTACTGGTATTAAGAAAAAATGGTGGATTAGAAGATGGAAAGTCAGAAGACCACGTAGATGTACTAGAAGACCTAATGCACAAGTTGGAAGACCAAGAGTTCTTAGACGTTGTAGAGGAGGTAGAAAGGAACCAATTACACCGGATCCAGGTGATCCAGATCCAGTTCCACCAAGACCAGATCCACCAGCACCATGTCCAGATCCTAATGCATTAATTTTAATGCATGATGGTTCTCAAAAGAGAGCTGGAGACCTGGTAGTTGGTGATATGGTCAAGACATATCATGAAGACACTTTTGAATATGGTGATTATCCAGTTATTCATGCTTCTATTGTAGAAGATGTTGAAAAACTCAAGTTAACCTTTAGTGAAAGTGAATTAACTTGTTCGATCTATCACAAGTTCCGTGTTGGAGACTCTTGGAAAGAATCTAGAGACCTAGAAGTTGGTGATGAAGTTTCTGGTCAAACACTGGAGACAATTGAAACTGTCGAAAATGGACAAGTTGTTCATATTACAGTTAAAGATGCTCATACTTATATCTCCGAAGGTCTATTTTCTCACAACAAGAGACCACCCCAGCCAGAGCCACCACCAGAGGATGGGCCCTCTGAGCCAGACGATTCAGATCCACCCAAGTGTCGCAGGAGAAAGGGAAGAGGTAAGAAAGGGTGTAGGCACAGAGATCCAGGTAGACGCAGATGTCCAGATCCTAATGCATTAATTTTAATGCACGATGGTTCTCAAAAGAGAGCTGGAGATCTGGTGGTTGGTGATGTGGTCAAAACATATCATGAGGAAACTTTTGAATATGATGATTATCCAGTTACTTTTGCTGAAATTGTAGAAGGTGTTGAAAAACTCAAGTTAGTCTTTAATGAAAGTACCATAACTTGTTCGATTCATCACAAGTTCCGTGTTGGTGACTCTTGGAAAGAAGCCAAGGATATGGAAATCGGTGATGAAGTTTCTGGACAAACATTGGAGAGTATTGAAACTGTTGAAGATGGGCAAGTTGTTCATATCACAGTTGGAGATGCTCATACTTATATTTCTGAAGGTCTACTTTCTCACAACAAGAGGCGAAGACGGCCGAAGGATGAAGATGAAGATGATGACGATGATGACGATGTTGAGGATAAACGCCCCCGCAGGCGGAAGGGTGGTAAGAAGAAGAGACCTAAAGTTAAAACTGCTAAGGTTAAATACGTCTTTGATAAGAAAGGAAGAGCACTTCCTATCTGGTATGTTCCTTACACCATTACAAAGGGTAAGAACAAAGGTAAGGTCAAGTATCTGAACTTTAATAAGATCAGAAAACTTGGTGGTAAAAAAGCTGCTAAGAAAGCATTTAGGGAGTATGGTTATCCATTGCCTCCTAAAAATTATCCAGGTAGAGGAAAACCACCTAGACCAGTTGGAGGTAAAAAGAAGACAACTACCATTGCGATTAAACAAAATCGTAAAGGTGTGATGAAGGTTATTGATACCTCCAAGAAGGCAAGGAAACTCAACCGTAAAGGTAAAAAGAGTAAAGTCCTCGACGTTATCAAACCAGGTGATAAGGATTATGGACATTACAACAAGGGTAAACCTCAACTTTGGAAATATGGTGCAACACTTCTTGCAACACAACATAAGAAGGCAACTAAACGAGTTACCAAACGAGGCAAGAAGAAATTTGAGAAACGAGGATTCCCAGTTGGTAAACTACCACTTAAGAATGGTAGTATAAAGAGATTCCAACCACGGAGACGAAATCCACGGAGAAGATCACGTCCAAGACCTTCACCGAGACCAACGCCAAGAGCAAGAAGGAGGAATAGATTAGGTGGAGGTTATCCACGGAGACCTAGACCAAGACCTAGACCAAGACCTAGACCAAGACCACCAAGACCACCAGGTAGACGGGCAAGAAGAGGAGGAAGAAGAAGAGGAGGAAGAAGAGGAAGAAGATCCGACTTCTTACTGAAGACAAACATCATGATGATCCAAAACGCGCTAAATAGAGTGTTTACAATTTGAACTATATTATGACTTCCCTTTTGACTAAAGTATGTAAACTTAATGGAACACTCTATGAGTGGAAAGACGAAATGAAAAAACATCATGGGAGAAAGGGTTATGAGTATGGACTCATAGCCCAGGAAGTTCAAAAAGAATTTCCTGAAATGGTATATAAAGAAGACGGGTATTTGTCTGTTGATTATATTCAGATGATACCTGTCTTGGTAGAAGCTATTAAAGAACTTAAAACAGAACTTGATACCCTTAAGGGCAATAAATAAAGGTAAAGTACTCACCAAAGCCATTGAGCAGATAAATGTCCGATAAACTAATTGATCCGTTAGCGCAAACATTCTATGTTGATAATCCCAAAGGGATTTTCGCAACTTCTGTTGATATTTACTTTTATGAAGGTGATTCTCGTTTACCGGTTTCTGTAGAACTAAGACCTACAGTAAATGGAGTTCCATCTGCAAAAGACATTTATCCATTTTCTCAAATTACATTAGAACCGAGCGAGGTAACTGTAAGTCCTGATGCAGCAGAACCAACTAGATTTACTTTTAAATCACCAGTATTTTTAAAAGGAGAAACTTTCCATTCACTCGTTGTTACTTGCAATAGTAAAGACTATTCAGTATGGGTTGCTAAGATGGGTGAGACAGATGTTACTAAAGCAAATCAAGACGATTCTAAATCAGTTTTTGTTTCATCAAATCCAAACTCAGGAGTATTCTTTAGATCCCAAAATGGTGCAACATGGACACCATCCGAAAGAGAGGATATGAAGTTCACTCTCTATAGGGCCAATTTCGCAGAAAACGCAGGAAATATAAACTTCTATAATCCAGAATTATCTGTAGGAAACGACCAGGTTTCTATTTTAGATAATGATGCATTTGAAATGGAATCTAGACAAGTAAGATTACTTTTGAGTGGTGGATTAAATGAAGTTGGATTTACTACTGGTGTTACGGTAACACAACTAAATTCTAACGTTACAGGAAATTATATTTCAAATGCTGGTGCTGCAACATCGCTAACAATCTTTAATGCAGGTATCGGTCTCACGCCATCTATTGGAGGTTTAACATATTTTGATATTCCACTAACAAAAGTTACTGGAGATGGAAGAAACGCCACTTGTAATCTAACTATTCAAAATGGAGTTGCTGTTGGTGCAACTATAGTTACTGGTGGATCTGGATATCAAGTTGGAGATCTAGTAACAGCTAACTCAATTGGGAATGGATTAGGAAGAAATTTAAGATTATCAGTCGGTGAACTTGGAGATATAAACGAAATTATTGTTGATGATATTCAAGGAAAATTTAACACAGGTGCTGGAAGCACCCTTACTTACGGAAATTCTAGTGGAATCACCACTCAAATAAATGCCGCTTCTGGTGGACTAACGGTTAGTGATACTACAATTATTCATGATGGTTTACACATTAAGGTAAATCATCCAAACCATGGAATGTATGCTCCAGAAAGTGTTGCTTCAATTGATGATGTTGATCCAGACCATCCAAGTGTCGATACAACAGCAGATATTGGAGAAGACTCTACAGCTCCAATTCCTTTAGATGATATACTAATTGATGATTCAACTGGTTTAAGTATTTTTGCTAATTTTGAAAATGTAGGTGTATCTTCAACAAATCCAGGATATATTCAAATTGAAGAAGAAATTATTGCATACACTGGAATTGATGGACTTAACCTAACAGGAATTACAAGAGAAATTGATAGTACTCCAGGATCTTCTTATGAATCAGGAGTAGACGTTGTTAAATATGAACTTAATGGTATTTCTCTAAGGAGAATAAACAAAGTTCATGAATTGCAAGATGCTACCGTAGATAATGCAATCGATCTAGATTTTTATCATATAAGAATCGACCCTCAAGAATCTGGAGTCGATAGATCTGATAGTCCTTTTGGATATCCTGATATGTTCTTTAAGGAAACAAAATCTAGTGGTGGTGATGATATTACTGCTACACAAAATATTCAATTTGAAATTATTGACCCAGAAATTTCTGCAACAGAAGTTAACGGCACTGAAGTAGAAGTCAACTTAAGAACTGTTTCTGGAAGAAGTGTTGGTGGTGATCAAGAAGCTTATATTGCTCAAGACTTTGAAAAAATTTCTAGTGAAGAAGAACATTTCTTAGATTCTCCTAGATTAATTTGTTCGCGCATTAATGAAACAGAACTTCTCGATGGAGAAGATGGAATTGAAGGAAATAAATCTCTCAATATATCCGTTAATTTAACTACAACATCTCCGTTACTATCACCAATGATAGACTTAGATCGCTGTTCTGTTATTTTAATCGGTAACAGAATGAATAAACCTATTACCGATTATGCTAATGATGAGCGTACTGCAGATTTAGAAAATGATCCTCATGCTTTTGTCTATGCTACTAGACCTATAACTTTGGAGAATGCGGCAACATCTATTCAAGTTTTTGTTACTGCATATGTAAATACTAAGAGTGATTTAAGAGCTTTTTATGCTATTGATGACGATGGTAAAGAAGATTTAATTTACTATCCTTTCCCAGGATTTGATAATATTGATAATCAAGGAAATGTTGAAGATCTTTCTAAGAGTGATGGAACTCCCGATGAAAAACTATCAAAAACTGATAGTGTTGGATTTGAATCTGATGAATTAGATTTCCAAGAACTCAAATTCAGTATCAATAAACTCCCTTCTTTTAGAGCTTTTGGTATAAAATTATGTGCATCTACAGAAGATACAACATATCCTGTTAGATTAAAAGATTTAAGAGTAATCGCGCTTGCTTAATTATGGATGAAGAATTTGATCAGTTTATTGAAATTTCTGATGAAGAGGAAGACGAAAAAGGTCTTGCTCTTGTAAAAGATTATGATAACCTACTGAAAGATGAAAACACTGGAGCCGTAATCAACACAAATGATAATGATTACGAAACTTATATAACTTTAAGAGAAATAAAATGGCGTGAAGAGCAAGAAAAAAATCAAATCTCACACGATATTGAATTTTTAAAAACTGCTGTTTTAGAATTACAACAAAAAGTAAAGGAGTTACAAAATGAATCCTGATGAAATCAAACTTCAAAAACTATCTAAAAATTTTGAATATGAAAAACTTTCTAGAGATATAGATAGTATAGATGATATTAAAGTTCTTCGAGATGTAACTAAAAGTTACGTTAAGTTGTACTTAAAACAGCAAGAAACACTTAAAATAATCTAATGGCTCAACCATCATCCAGACAAACACTAATAGATTACTGTAAGAGGCAGCTAGGCGCTCCTGTATTGGAAATTAATGTTGCAGATGAACAAATTGACGATCTTCTGGATGATGCACTCCAATTCTTCCAAGAACGTCATTTTGATGGAGTAGAGAAGACTTACTTAAAGTATAAACTCACTCAAACTGATATTGATAGAGGAAAGGGAACGGTAGGAATAACTACTACTACAGTAAGTGATGGTGGTATTGATTATGATTATGAAGAAGATTCAAGATACTTACCTCTCCCCGATAGTGTAATAGGTGTGGAGAGGATTCTACATTTTACTGGATCCAATAACATCTCTAGTGGGATGTTTAACTTTAAATATCAATTATTCCTAAATGATATTCATTATCTAGGATCTACTGAGTTATTGACTTATCAAATGACTCAAACATTTTTATCCGATATTGATCATCTACTAACTACTCAGAAGAAGATTAGATTCAATCAGAGAAAAGGTAGATTGTATATTGATATGGATTGGAATGAAGCAGTTGCTGGGGAATACTTAGTACTAGATACATATGCAATTGCAGATCCGTCAACATATTCAAAAGTATACAACGATTCATTCTTAAAGAGATATCTAACGGCTCTTGTGAAAAGACAATGGGGAATGAACCTTATAAAATTTCAGGGAGTAAAACTTCCTGGTGGTATAGAACTAAATGGTAGACAATTATTTGACGATGGTCAAAAAGAAGTTGATACTATCATGGAGAAAATGCCTACTTATTATGAGATGCCTCCTCTAGATATGATAGGGTGATAAGATATGCTCAACCCATTTTTTCAACAAGGATCAAAATCTGAACAAAATCTTGTTCAAGATTTAATTAACGAACAACTTCGGATGTATGGAGTAGATGTCTACTACATCCCAAGACTTTATGTGAATGAAAAAACGATTATAAGAGAAGTAGTTGATTCTGAATTTAGAGACGCATATCCAATAGAAGCTTATGTAAATACCAGTGAAGGATATGAAGGATCTGGTGAAATAATGAGTAAATTTGGTATTGAATCTCAAGATGATCTAACTCTCACGATATCAAGAGAAAGATATGAAGAATATATTAAACCACTAATAGAAAACAAGAGTAATATAAAATTATCAAAGAGACCTAAAGAAGGTGATTTAATATTTTTCCCTCTTGGTAATAGATTATTTGAAATTAAATTTGTAGAGCATGAGCAACCTTTTTACCAACTGAAAAAGAATTATGTGTATCAACTAAGATGTGAACTCTTCAGATATAATGATGAAGTTATTGATACTGACGTAGATGCAATTGATAATGCACTCCTTGGTGGAGATATTAACATTGGTGGAGCAGTTGGATCTTCTGCACTTGGTATTGGTGCTGATCTAGCTGGAACAAGAGTTTATACAATGCATGGTATTGGATCTACAGCATCTGCACAAGCTACGATCTTTGATGGTGGTGTGAGGTATGTATCCATCACAAATAGAGGAACTGGTTACACATCCACTCCAGATATTATATTTTCAGCAGCTCCTAGTAATGGATTAACTGCTGTTGGTGTAGCAACTATGATTACTGGAGTTGTTGATTTTTGCGAAGCAAATCTTGATAAATCCAGAGTTCAAGGTGTTAGGATAACTAATTCGGGATATGGATATACTTCAGATCCTCTTGTACAAACTTCTGGTGGGGGTGGAAGAGGATTTGTAGGAACTGCAGTTACTGGAACTGGAGTAGTTGGAATCATAACAGTAACTGATGGTGGATCTGGATATTCTGGTCTACCTACAATCAGTTTTAGTGCTCCCTCTGGAGTAGGCGCAACTGCTATAGCAGAAGCTGTAGTAAGTACTGCAGGAACTATTACAGAAATTCAAATACTCGATGCTGGTGCTGGATATGCAACAACAAATCCACCAACAATAACTATTGCAGATCCTTATCTTGGAGGATCTGGAGACTATATTATAGGAGAGACAGTTGTTGGATCTAGCAGTTCAACCACCGGTGTCGTTAGATATTGGAATTCAACTACAAATCAGTTGAACCTTGCACGACTTACTGGAGATTTTAATATTTACGATGAGTTTGTTGGAGAAGAATCTGGGGCAAGGCATACGGCAACTCCAGGATCTATTGCTGATAAATTTAATCTACCAGATCCTTTTGCGTCAAATGATGATTTTGAAAAAGAGGCAGACTCTATACTAGACTTTAGTGAAGGAAATCCATTTGGTCGCCCATAGGGGTTACTTTTGTTAAATAGTATATAATTATCATTTAATCTAATGTTTGAGTACTTCTATCACGAGATATTAAGAAAAACGGTAATATCATTCGGAACACTTTTTAATGATATTGATATTAAGAAGACGGATACTTCCGATAACGTTACCTCTGTAGTGAAGGTGCCTCTTGCATATGGACCTATGCAGAAATTTCTTGCTAGACTTGAGCAAGCTGAAGATCTAAACAAAGCAACTCAGATTACATTACCTAGAATGTCTTTTGAGATGACTGGTAATTCATATGATTCGGCCAGAAAAGTA